AGGAAGCCGGCCAAGACACCGCCGAAGGCGCGAAAGCCTAAGGTGGTTAAACGCAAGGTGAATACTCCTTCTCTCACCCAGTAGGGTGTGATTAGTAAGTGATATTCGCTTGTAAGCGGTCTCAGACGTGTGCTCGACCGGAGTTTCCACCTTTATAGGAGGCCTCCGTGAAAAGCGACGTAAGTGACTACCTAGAGCTGTCGCGGCTAATCTATATAGACGCCTGCGACAAGTGTACCGCTGATGTCTCTGATTTTCGCGATCTAAGAACAATACGATCGCGAGTCGAACATGAGGGTGTTTCGTTTTTAACGATTACCCTTCCCGACTTCTGTAAAGGAGTCGAGGCGGCCCTTGAATGCGGCCGTATATTGCCGGAGTGGAAGTCTACCTACTTTCGTAGATTTCGATTCCACCGAGGAGGCCCCGTATTTTTACGAGGGTTCCTCAGCAAATTGTTCGACTATGAGACTGGAAGGATTAACGATGATAAAGAATCTCCTTATCACCATGATTCCCTGCGCTCTACTCTCGTTGAGAGTGTTAGACAGATATGTCTCACTTTCAGAAAGATTAGGTTACCCTGCCATCCCTTTCGGGAGAAGCAGGCAGCAGAGAACTTCATTGATGTTGAGCATAAGCTCTCCACGTTTGAAGCTCCTTCTCAGGTGCGTGAACTTTTTGTTCGTGTATCTGATATGCTTTGGGGTAATATGGTCTATCATCTTTTTGATGATGATCTTATCCCTAGGCATGGACCAGGAGCTACTCAGGAGCGTATTTCCGGTAACGGAAAATATGCCCTGAGTAGGTGGCACGATCGCCTCGATAATCTCTTTCCTCTTTTGGAGCATGGATTTGTAGTATCTTCCATGTCTTCTGAGGAATACGAGGCTGTTCAAATCGTTCCGCCGGATCAAGAGTCCCCTGTAAGGGTTACTTTTGTTCCAAAAACGTTGAAAGCGCCCCGAGTTATTGCAATTGAACCTGTGTGTATGCAATACGCACAGCAGGCTATTCGAGATAAGCTTTATGCTGCACTCGAATCCTACTGGTTAACAAAAGGTCACATTAACTTCAGTGATCAGTCTATTAACCAGCGTTTGGCAATGATTTCCTCGGTCGACGGTCGATTAGCAACGATCGATCTTTCCGATGCTAGTGACAGAGTACCTCAGTCGCTGGTGTGGGAAATGCTTCGACTTTGTCCTGAAAGGGACTTAGTTTGGGCATGTCGCTCGACACGAGCTGAACTTCCGGATGGTCGATTAATCGATCTTCGCAAGTTCGCTTCTATGGGGTCTGCTCTATGCTTTCCAATTGAGTCGATGTACTTCTACACTATATGTGTAGCGGCTCTCTTGGAGTTGCGTAACATTCCATTGTGTTATCGCTCACTTTTTATATTGAGCCGTGACATATACGTCTATGGTGACGATATAATCGTTCCCGCAGACGCAGCGGAATTCGTTCTTGAAAGCTTGCGCAAGTACTTTTGCAAGCCTAACGCCTCTAAGACCTTCTATCGTGG